CGCAGAGGATTTATTAAAATGAGTTTCACCATTTACCAAAAAAACGGCCTCAAAGTCATTCAGTGGTTCGCCACAGTTGACAGCCTGATTGCCAGCATGCTGGCCAACCCTAACGACGCATACCACCGCAATGACTGAAATCGCACTATCATTCTTCATCGGCTTTTTGGTCGGCCTTGTCATGCGGCCAAAAGATAAAGACATACAGGAGCAGACTGACATCTACAACCGCAAGTGTCAAGAGTACGAAGACAAGATTAAGTACTACAAAGACCTGTGCCACTGGCACGTAGAGCAAAGGAAAAACAAATGACTGACGACATCCAGTTCACTATGGTGTTTGAGAGCAACAACGACGACGGTTCGGCAAACTATAAGCTCGACCTAAACGAGTACACCACCAGCAAGTTAGTCGAGATTGGTGTCATCTCCTTACTCAAAGAGCACATTGCCCAAGAGCAAGCTAAGAGAAGCAGCATTTACAATAGAGCAAAAATCTTAATAGGAAAGATTATGGACAAATTAAAAGTAGTTAAGCCCGCAATTAAAGAAAAGTCTGGCAAAGTAGTGCCCGCTAAGTCTGCTAAGGAAAACCACGACGACATTATCGAGCGTGAAGGCAAAGCAGCCAAGGGAGCTAAACGCGTTTTTGAGCTGTCAGATAAAACAGTAGCAACCCGCACCAAAGCCGCCAAAGTGGCAAAGGCGGCCGGTGAGGTAAAGCATCCTGGCAAAAAGCTACACAGCCATGAGCTACGTAAGGCGCTAAAGAAATGACCAAATTATATAAAGTGGAGTCTGTTGAGCTTGAAGATGAGTTAACAGAAGATGAGTTTGATGCCTTACTTGATGGTATTATGCAGTTAGTGACAACGGGTGAAATTCTTGAGAGCACCCCCATTGAAGAGAAACGGAAAAGACATTAATGAAAAAGCGCCCGTATTATATTGTTGACACTGGCTTTTTTGGAGCCAAAGTGTTTGTTTGCTTTTCAGATTCGTCATTCCAGCAAGCACTCAAAGATAGCAAAATAACAACCCGCCACAATGCTTTAGACATAGGCATTGCTGAGTCGCACTTTATTCAGCAAGAAGGCACCCACTACAGCATGCTAGCGATTGCGTTTAACTATGATGATATGGCAAAAACCGACGCGTTAGAGCGGATGGGTACTATCTATCACGAGGTCTCGCACACAGTCACGCACATTTTTGGGTACATCGGTGAGGACGACGCTAAGATTGGCGATGAGGCTCGCTCTTATCTTGGAGAACATGTATTTAAGCAAGTATTTTCAGCCTACGCAACGGAGGAAGACAGACGTGAGCGTCTTAGAAAAAGAAATAGAGAAGCACTTATTAAACTCGGTAGTAAAAGCGGGGGGCCGCAGCTTCAAGTGGATATCAACAATAACGGGAGTGCCAGATCGAATAGTGTTCCTGAACCAAAACGTGTATCTCGTAGAACTAAAGACAGCAACGGGGAAGATCAGTCCGAGACAAGAACTGGTTTTTGATGATCTGGGTGAGCAGGGATTTCCTGTTCATGTTCTACGCAGCAAAGAAGACGTTGAGGATTTTGTAAATGGCGCGACAAAAGCTGAGCATTAAAGATATTCATATTGGCAGAGCATTTGAATGGGCAAAAAGAAGAGCTAGAATAAAAAATATCCCGTTTACCATAACACGAGAGTATTTACGAGCCATTGCCACAGACGAGTGCCCAGTGTTTGAAACCCATTTTGAATGGGGGCAGTCTGGCCTTGGTATCGGAAAGTTTAAACCAGATGGTCCGCAGTTAGACCGAATTGTTCCTGAGCTAGGTTACATTGAAGGCAATGTGGCTTTTATTTCACATAGAGCAAATCGTATTAAAGGAGAAGGCACTATGCAAGAACATTACGCCATAGCAGATTGGATTTGGAACAGCACCCATGCTACAAAGAAGTAACCTTCACCCCTATCAACTAGACCTTATTGAGAAAGCAAAATCATGCCAAAACATAGGACTGTTTCTACCACCAGGGTTGGGCAAAACGACGACAACGCTAACAATTATCGCCGAGCAACTCAAGGGGAAAACTCTTATCATAGCGCCAAAGAAAGTGGCCGAAACAGTATGGCAACAAGAGACACAGAAATGGAGCCATTTGAGCCATTTACGAGTATCGAAGATTATGGGCAATCCGACGCAGAGATTGTCCGCCTTGAATTCACAATCAGATATTTATTTGATAAACCTTGAGAATGTGGTGTGGCTCATGGACGCCCAGCCTAAGTTAGTGTTTACTAACTTAATAATTGATGAGTCTAGCCGGTTTAAAGATCCATCAACTAAGCGTTTCAAAGCGCTTAAAAAGCATTTAAAGGGCTTTTCTAGGCGTATAATACTAACAGGCACACCTACCCCTCAGGGCATGGCCGATCTCTGGTCTCAGGTGGGTATATTGGACTTAGGAGAGCGTTTAGAGATTAGCCTGACCCGCTTTAGGGACAAGTACATGACGCCCGATCAAGTGAACCGCCATACACGCGTGGTATACAACTGGAAATTAAAGGAAAATGCAGATCAGATTATTAAAGATAAAGTTTCAGATATTTGTTTTAGTCTTAAAGCTGAGGATTACTTACAACTACCACCGCTTACAACGCTTTATCACCAAGTTGAAATCGACAAATCGGTAAGGATTCAGTATGAGCAGCTTAAAAAAGATATGGTTGTGGACATCGAAAAGGAACGGATCACAGCTCCAACTGCAGCGGCATTGGCGAACAAGTTGCTCCAGTTCACATCGGGAGCGGTCTACAATGAAGAAGGAGAGGCTCAAGAAATACACTGTGCTAAATTGGAATATCTTGAGTCGATCATGGAAGAGTCCTCCTCCCCAACGCTTGTTTTCCACCACTTTAAGCACAGTTTGCAACGGATTAAGCAGACTTTCCCGCACGCCGTGGTCTTGGACGATGACAACATTGAGGCGTGGCGTCGTGGCCAGATTCGTATGCTACTCGCACACCCACAATCTGGGGGCATCGGGCTTAATCTCCAGTGCAACATTGGAGAGACAGCACAAACCGTCTGGTATGACTTACCCTGGAGCTCAGAAAACTACATCCAATCCAATGCTAGGATCTACCGCCAAGGGCAAGAAAAACCGGTCATTATACACCATCTAGTAGTGTATAATAGTATTGATCAGCATGTAGTTAAAGTATTAAACGGAAAAATAACATTACAAGATGCTGTGTTAGATTCATTAAACATCGAGACTAAAAAATGAACGAACAAGATAAAATAGCGTTGATGAATCACGTTATTAGATTGGCAAGACCAGTGTCGTGCGATGAGTTAAAGATTAATTCTTTAGATACATCAATAGCAGACACAGGCTTAGATAGCCTTGATTTTTTAATGGTCATGATATATCTATCTGATGTGTACGGAATATCCGAAGAAGATGTCAAAGAAGCTCCAGTACCATTGTCAATTAGAAACCTACTTGACTATATGGAACAAAAAGCAACTAAACAACCAACTAGTTTACAAGAGGCAATTGCTAGCATCGTATGACCGTTTACTTAACAGACTATCGCACAGTAGCGGCAACGCATACGGATTTAATTGATGAGATTGCTTATCCACAACGCGTTCACTGGTTTCCCAAACTCTTTAACAAAAAAGACACCGGTTTAGTATATGTGCCACATAAACTGGCAGAACAAGTACTTGAACCAGAACTATTAAAAAATTTGCGTAATCGTAAAGGCAAAACTGCATTTATTCTTGCGTCAGGCAACTCTCATTTTGCTGGCATTAATCCCATGGCAGTTAAACCTAGTCGTTTTACTTACGACTACAAAATGTTGCCACTAACCCTTACACAAGTTTACGCTGGCCGTATTGCTCAAAGTTGTGGCGCTAGTGATTTAGTAATGACAGATGCATCAGCTTGTGCTAGCAGTCTTAAAGTCATGACTGATGTTAAAATATTGATTGAGGGATTTGGTTTTGACCGAGTAATTGTGCTTGGTGTTGAAGACACCATTAACGACAAAGTGTTGCAATTCTTTGGTCAGTCAGGCGCTTGTCTTACGCATGACAAAGAGCAAACTGGCATTAAACCTTCTGCGTTTGATGATTATAATGGCGGGTTTTATGTTGGGCAAGGTGCAGTCTTTGCCGTATTTGAATCTGAGCGTGTAGCAATCTCTCCTCAAGCAAAATTATTAGGAGCCGGTATAGCAAGCGAAGAAAGCACTAACGCAATTGGTCAACGTGAAGATGGCCAAGGTTTTATACGAGCCGCATCTTGCGCTATTCGTATGTCAGGAATAACGCCACGTGATATAACAGTGGTCAAGACACATGGCACTGGAACCATATCAAATAACAAAGCCGAGAAGGCAGCGTTAGCAACATTGTTTGATTCTCCATTTATGGCCACATCACTTAAGCAACATATTGGGCATACTATGGGGGCCTCAGGTTTATTAGAAACCTGTTTGTTACTAGACGGATTAAAAAAATGTTTAGTACCACCAATTCTTAACAGAACCAAACAAGATAATGTTTATTTGTCAACTATGACAGAAGTAAAATTACCAGTAAAAATTCTTTCTCTTGCCGCAGGAATGGGCAATATTTACGCAGCAGCAGTATTTGACACACAACTATGAAAATAACAATAAAAACAAAACATAAAGTTAACGCCGCAATTACTCGTTTATCAGATGAAGATCCAGATCCAATTGAACAAGATGACACTGTTGACGGTTATCATCTTCTGCAAGAAGGTTGGCTGCTTTGGGATCCAGAAGACATATTAGATATTAAACGTCTAATTGAAAAACACATGGACCCAAAACAACGACAAATATTTGTGGCTTTTTTAAACGGACAAAGCTATAATGATATCGGTGTCACCGAAAAATATTGGCGTGTACATTTCTCAAAAGGCATTGAATTTATTAAAAAGGAATTACGTTTGTGAGTCACTTCATTGTAGAACATAGATACAAAGGCAATTATGTTATGGAAACAATCACTGGTGTTGAGGACATTGATTTAGAGCGATACCAAAACATCATTGGGATTTGGGTATGCGAAACATTAGAAGAGTGTCACAAAATGGAAAAAGAATTACAGGAGATGCGACATGCACGATCAAGTAAACAAGCCTAAACATTATACTAGTCACCCATCGGGGATTGATTGCATTCAGATCACCGAGCACATGAGCTTTAACCTTGGCAACGCCATAAAGTATATCTGGCGAGCGGACTTAAAAAATGATGCCATTGAAGACCTGCGTAAGGCCGAGTGGTATATTCGCAGAGAGATTGAAAAGCGTACACCAACAATGAAGGCGCGCATAGACAAGGAGTGCGGAAAATGATTTTAGAAATTGATGATGATATGGTTGACACCATTATTCAAAGTGCATTGGTTAAGGACTATGTCCATTTAACATCTGACTTAAAAGCTTACAAAAAAAACTCTAATCATCTGCATGAAGATGATGCAGCCGCTTATGCTGAAGTAATCAATGGCATTGAGATTTTGGCTCGCTGGTATTTTTGCAATGGTGAATTTAAAAACGCCGTCAAACTTGCTAGGAAGAAAAAATGAAAAAGTACACAGCAGGCGATTTAGAACAGGCCATCATGCAGTGTTGGCAAACCAGTGATGATTTAGAATTGTTCTTTCGATACCATGGTGATGCACCAACACCAATGACAGAAGATGAAGTGTCTAATGGATTGTTGGGTATTAAATTACTAAATGACATGCGTATTTGGAATGCGCAAGACATGCACTGCAGAGTGTTTGAACTAAATCAGTATTGCA